TAGTATCTCAAGAGATGATGTGTTAGTCATGTCTAAGTACAAATCCATTAGCCATATTGCGGTTATAGGGCATGACGGAAGAAGATATATTGCAAAGGTTGGGCAAGGATCAAGGCCAACAAGAAAAGAGATATCCTTGGAATGGAAAGCAGTTCATGACAAGCATTTTAACTATTTCAATAACAAGGTAGGGCGGGGGGAATTAAGCCCCGAAGATGCATGGAAAGCTCATTCACATTTAATCATGGTAGAGATTGCCGAAAAGTTTGGATGGGAATACAGGAGAGTGATGCCTAATGAAAGATAAAAAAGAGATTATTGGACTGGACTTGGTGGACTATGTTCCGGATTACACTAAGTCACTGGAAGAAAACACGAAAATATATCGGCAAAAGTATTTTGAAGTTTACGGCGAATATCCACCGGAACCGGAAGTTGAGAAAAAATAAAAATGGGAGGTGTAAAATGTTCTCACTGAGAAACATAGAAATCCCTGGAAAGGGGGATTTAAATGTCTAAATTGCCAGATTTAACGCCAACATGTTCAGTGTGCGGCAAAAGAATTAACGGGAACAATGTTTGGAAGTACGGAATACCTGTGGTTGTAGAGGGAAGCAGGTATGATTTGAAAAAAGCAGGGGTTTTCGCATATTGTTGCAGGACTTTCATAGAAATCAAGCCCATTTCGTTAAAGGAAGAGGTAATCGGATATCACGACAGATATTTGAAACAAGGCAAAAAACAAAAATATCACATATCCGAGATCAAAAGAGATGAATATGAAAGCACAAAAGGAAAATCAATAAGAATTCAGTTTGTTTCTGGTGGCTTGCCTTCTTTGGGCAAACGAAGATAAAATACGCAACTGAGCAGCCGTAACAGGTTGCTTTTTTATTGCCCTTCTTTCGTATTGTCAGGGCATAAAGAGACAAGAACCCGAAACAGGCACAGACCTGTATAAAAATGTATGGAGGTTTTGAAAAATGGACTGGTTGAAAGAACTGTTGAAGAAAGCCGGAATCCCGGAAGATAAGTTGGATAGCACGATTACCGACATCAGCAAGGAGCTGCCGAAACACTTCATCCCTAAGGACAAGTACAACGAAGTGGCAGAAGCAAAGAAAAAGCTGGAGGATGATCTAAAGACAAGAGACCAGCAACTTGAGGACCTTAAAAATGCTGCAGGTACAAATGAGGATCTTAAGCAGCAGATTAAAGACTTGCAAGAGGCTAATGAAAAAGCAGCAAAGGATTGGGAAACCAAGCTCGCACAAATGCAGCTTGATTTTGCCATTGAAAAAGCCCTTGCCGCAGCTAAGGCCAAGAACGCCAAAGCCGTGAAGGCCCTGCTTGACATGGAGAAGGTGAAGCTGGACGGCGAGCAGTTACTCGGCCTGGACGACCAGCTGAAAGCGCTGCAGCAGTCAGACCCGTACCTTTTCGGCGATTCCGGCAAAGTGGGAAGCGGCACAAACCCGCCGGGTGCTGGTAACCCTGAAGTTAACCCGTGGAAGCCGGAGACGTTTAATCTTACTCTGCAGGGCAAAATCCTGCGGGAGGACCCGGCGAAGGCAACACGGATGAAAGCAGAGGCGGGAATCAAATAATTTTATGAGGTGATAAGAAATGCCAGAAACAGTAACTAAAACAACCATAGGCGACGTTATAGTCCCTGAGGTATTTAACCCGTATGTTATTCAGCGTACGGCAGAACTGTCCGCTTTCTATCAGAGCGGAATTATAGCTAGAAACCCTGAACTGGACAGACTGGCCAGCTCAGGCGGTAAACTCGTAAACATGCCGTTCTGGGAGGATCTAACTGGCCCCGATGAAGTATTGAGCGATCAGACAGCCCTGACCGTTGGTAAAATTAGAGCAGGGCAGGACGTGGCAGCTCTCTTGGCTAGAGGCCGTGCATGGAGCGTCAATGACCTGGCGAAAGCATTGTCCGGTGACGACCCGATGGCCGCAATAGGCGACCTGGTGGCAGCGTACTGGGCAAGGAGATTCCAGGCTATTTTGATTAAAACCCTGGATGGCATCTTTGGTCATGAAGATACAGAAATGGACACTAACCAGCATGACATTTCCGGATCTGCAACCGCTGAGGACGATGATGTTATCAGCGCAAAAACTGCTGTTGATGCAATCTATAAGCTGGGCGACAATGCCGACAAGCTGACCGGTTTTGCAATGCACTCGGCCACAGTGGCTAAGCTGGCAAAGGATGACCTGATCGAGTACATTAAGCCGTCCGAGGGAGCGGCAGAAGTACCTTATTTCCTTGGAAAGCGCGTTGTAGTGGATGACGGCCTGCCTGTTAATACTGGCACTGGCGTTTATACAACGTACATCTTCGGAGCCGGTGCATTTGGCTGGGGCGAGGGGGGAGCTCCTGTTCCGACCGAGACTGCCAGAGATGCCCTGTCTGGTGACGACATCCTTGTAAACCGCAGGCACTTCATCCTGCACCCGAGAGGGGTTGCCTTCCAGAATGCAGTTGTGACGGGTGCAACGCCGAGCAATGCCGAGCTTGCCAACTATGCGAACTGGAAACGCGTATACGAGAGCAAAAACGTCCGTATCGTGCAGTTTAAGCATAAGCTCACAACAGCATACTCCGCCGGGGCTTAAGGGGGGATATAAGTGAGGAAACTTGACTATTTTAAGAGGTTTACCTATATCCCTAACGAGGTTTACGACCACTTGAAGGGGTTAGAGGATGCGGCCGGGGGTGACGTTGACCTCGTCATCCTCCCGGCCATGACCGGGGATGGTGGAGATGAGCAGGCACTTGAGCCGACCGTGACGGAGAGCGATGGTTATGCCTTTGACGTTACTCTGCAGGTGATGAACAAGGCCAAAACAAAGGTGCTGGAATGGTTCAACGGCACCCGGGAAGTGAAGGTTGACATCACTACCTCGGACGGAACCATTGCCATTGATGATGGAGAGCAAGGGGCTGCCGGGGTTGACGTGACAAAAAACATGGCCTTTGTAAACGGTGTCTGCAAGTTCACCGTAACGATGGATGGTACCTGGGCCGAGAACGACACCATCAAGGTCACTGTGGACGATGACAGCGTCGGCATCATGGGCTACACTGTAAAGAAGGAAAACCACCTCCTTGTTGAGGTTCAGGCAGATTCAGA